GCCCGCATGGCTGACGAGCTGGACCATTACCGGCAGCTTTTGATGGATGACCGACGCGAAGCACATGCGTTGGCGACAGAAGCCCGCGCCGCACTTGCTCAGCCCAAGCCGCCGAGCTTGAAGGAGCAGGCGCTTGCATTGATAAGCCACGATCCTGAGAATCAACCCTTCCTAAGTGAGAAGGGTATTGCGATCATCCGCCGCGCTCTTGAATCCCTGCCTGAGTAAGTACCATGACCCATCAGATTGAACCTGTCGAATTCATCAAACCTGATTTTGCTTACATCTATGCCAAAGTTGCTAGGCATGTAGCAGCAGCTTATGCTGTATGCGGTTATGACGAACACGTTTTAGATAAAGAACTTCGATTGGCAATGGAAGCTATTGAATTGTTTGAAAAAGCAAGCATGACCATTTACTCTGTTATTCCTAATCCTAAGAATTAGTAGTCAACATCATTTCTCTTCCTCATGACAAAACTTACACCCGCTGCAGAAGCAGTCCACAATGCTTTTTGGTCTGGGCATGAGTATCCAGATAGTCTCAGCAATGAAGATCTTGCTGCTGCTCTTCGTGCTGCAGTTGATGAGGTGATCTCGCCTGTACCACCACCTTGTTCAGATTCTGATGAATACCAACGAGGTTTTCTAGCCGCTCACATTAAATATCGAACGCTACTCCTTATTCTTGCCGACGAACTAGAAACCCAGTAGTCCGATCAACTAATCATCAATTATCAGGATTTCCAATAAACGCCATTTATCAAGAATCCTGCTAAAGCCCCGTAAGGGGCTTTTTCTTTGCCCAAGTGGTATCGCCAGGAAGAGGTTCAGTGGCATATTCAAACGTATCGTAATCTGGCTCATTGCGAGGATCATACATTTCCCCGCTTGCCATCCATCGCTTAAGCCTTTCCCTTTCCTGCTCTGCAGAAAGCTTCATGATCGGCTGATCTTGTATTGGTCGAGTCTAGCTAGCAAGGTATGAGAGCTTGTTGCACAAGCTCCCACTGTGCAACAGTGGCCAAGCAAAAGAAAAGGGGCCTTACAGCCCCTTTTCTTCACACCCTCCGATGCCCCTTTCCCTAAAGATACAAGGGAGATGATGCGCCTCGCAGGAGACCATGCAAAAACTCCTTGGCTAAGCCATACGGCTTTGCCCGCATCATCAGAGGCGTCCACCCTCACGGCTCGCCCAAAGACGAGAGCAGCAATTAAGCCGCTAGGACCGAGTGCTTCAAAAGCATAACACACCTCGTCGGCTCGGCAGCAACGATTGAATTCATGGCACAATGGGCATTGCCTTGTCGGAGACGACTTGGCCCTCGCTAGTTCTTTCGTACTATTTGATGAAACGTTTCCTTTTCTCCCTCCTGCTGCTCTGCCCCTTACAAGCGCAAGCAGCAACACTCCAATGTGGTCGCGCCTCGCACTACGGCATTGGCGACGGTTATCACGGACAACGAGCTGCTAACGGCTCTCGCTTTGACGCTTACGCCCTCACTGCTGCTCACCCCTGGCTTCCATTTGGCACAAAAGTGCTGGTAAAGAATCGCAACAATGGAAAGTCAGTGGTAGTGACAATCAATGATCGAGGCCCATACTACGGGGGCCGCATCTTGGACTTGTCCTACGGCAGCTTCTCTCGCATTGCTTCTCCTTCTCAAGGCGAAGCCTCCATCTGCATTTCAAAGCTATGAAAGACGCAGCTTCATTCCTGCTAGTGAGCCTGATCTTTGGGCTCGGTGCTTTTGCCATTGCAGCCTCCCCCAATGTGCTCCCTAACAAGGAAGGCCTTGACAAGTGCATGCAGCTCCACCCTGAGCGCTACTGCCGCATTGCCAACGGCTTCCCCGTGGAAAGGCTTGACAGCCCGGTTCAACTGAGCCTATAGTTCCCTCGGTCGATGGGAAAGGAGCCTCGCAAGAGGCTCCCCCTTTCTTCCTCGTTCCTTCGCTGGCGACAGCTCCTCATGGACAAAACCAACAAGATCAAACAATTCATTTTCAATGCTGGTCACAGCATTGTTTCAGTGGAATTCATCAAGGCTGATGGCTCCATTCGCAAGCTTTGCTTTAATCCTTGGGACACCAAGGAAATCAAGGGCACTGGCACGGCAGTAAAGAAGCCCAACATTGTCCGCTGTCGTGATTTCTCCATTGCTCGTAAAGAAGGAGAAGGTGCTTGGCGTTCGTTTGATTGCGAGCGCGTGGTCAGCATCAAAGCCAACGGTCAAACCCTCGTCTTCTGAACCATGCCTCTCACAAAAACGCAACAGGCTATTGCCAGAATGGTTTCTGACAATGCAAAACATAAGTGGAAAGATTACAGCGCAAATGATCGTTCTTCTGCTCGCAGTTTTATTCTTTCCCGCATTAATAAGCCCGCTTATAAAAAGAAACGCGATTTGCTAATTACGCTTGCAGATGCTCTGCAAGATGACATTTGGAAAGTGCTTTAATGGGGACGCAAGACAATAGGCGAGCAGTATTTGCTTTGGCCGCAAAATATGACTTTGTCCTTCATCGCGAAAAAAGACATTATGTTTTCAAACATCCTTCCGGTAAAATATTTTGCACAAGTAAAAGTACTTTAGACAAGCGTTTTCTAAGAAACGTTGAAAGCTTTATTAAGCGAGTCTTGTCTTCGTAACGGTTTGTGACAAAGGGGCCTCGTGGCCCCTTTCTTCTGTATTGTTCCCTTGTTCGCGCTTCAAACCATGGCAACCATTCCAACTATTCATCTCAACGGCACTGGCGCCACCACACTGCGTGATGAATACGCTGCTGCTTACGATGCCATTGGTAAGGCAGTAGATGCGCTCGTAGCAGCCACGTGTAACGCTCGCGATTTCTATCCACAAGGCACTGACGCCTACTACAAAGCTCGCGATGAAAGAGCAGAGGCTTTCGATAAGCTTCGCCAGGCGCAACACTATGTAGGCGAAATGTTAATGGGCATTTGTGATCAATGCCCTGAAGCCAGAGCTGAGCTAGGCTTCACGAGGCCTAGCTCTCACAGCGTGCTCCGTCGCTCGTAACGCCCCACAAAGAAATTGTTGGGAACATTCATCTTATCATGCCTTTTCCCATTGGCACCCTCGTTGATCTCTACGATTTTGGCTTCAAGCAATGGCGAGGAGAATACACCGTCGTAAAGATCACGGAGACTGGCCTGCATAAAATCAAAAACACAAAAACCAATAGCCAGCAGTTTGTCAAGGAAAAAGCTCTACGCATGGGCAGGCTCGCCCCGTTTCGCATTGAGAGCCTTTATGACGGTTTGTAACAGGCCTCGATAGAGGCCCTGCCATGCCGTATAGTTCTTCTCACAGGCGGAGACGCCTCCTCTAACCAACCATCCACCATGACTCTCATCGCTCCTCCTCTCCAAGGCACCCAGCTCCAGCCAGGTACCATCCTTTCCAGTTCCTGGGGCTATTCCATGACCATCGTGGATTTCTACGTGGTGGTGCGCTGCACAGAGAAGACTGCCTGGGTGCAGCAGATCGAGAGCCATGAAGTGGACAAAGGCCCTGCTGGTGGCTACGCAGTGCCCGAACTCACTCGCAAGCCAAAGCTGGTCTTCCAGAATCGTGCCGATGGTGAAGGCGGTGAGCTGGTAGTGGCGCCTGTCAAGAGTTTCCGCATCAAATGCCACAGCGATGGTGAAGAGTGGCTGTGGAACAGCAAGCTCCAACGCACCATGCGCATCTGGAGCGGTAAGCAGATCTACAGCAACCACTGGGACTGACCTTTGTAACGAAATATCAACGCCAGCAGCGGGGCCGTAAGGCCCTGCTTTGCCATGCTGTATAGTTCTCTCATGAGCGGCGACGCTCCTCGTTTAAGGAACCAACCATGACCTCCTATTCCATCCTCTGCACCAACTCCAGCAATGGCGGTCAGTGCGAGCTTCTCATTGATGCTGCTTCTCCCGAGCAGGCTCAGCAGCACGTTGCAGATTCCCGCCCCTCCTACATCATCAAAACCATTGAGCCTGTAGAGCGTAAGTTCGTCTGCTATGGCTTCTGCCGTAGAAATCAGCGCAACGACGCTCTTGGCTATATCACTTTTTCTGCTGAGCAAGCACGTTCCATTTGCCAGCAGCTCCACCCTGACTTCGCCATTGATCGCGTTGAGCTTGCGTGAAGCTTTGTAACGACGGGGCCGATCACGGCCCCTTTCGGACTATTGTTCTCTCATGAAGCGCGAGCTTCCCTCGATTTTTTAAAACCATGAGCACCCTGCCTCTCGCCACCCACACCTACGCCGTCACCATCGAGCACCGTTACGGCGACATCTATCTGAACTGGCAAACCATTAACCTTGATGCCACTAGCGAAGAAGAAGCTAAAACGCTGGCTGAGCATCGTTTTCCTGAATCCTGGAACGTGAAGGCTATTCGTGCTGTCCGTCATGAATGGGCTGCGCTCTGATTTCTCTTGTTTCTCCTTTGATCATGCCTTTTCCTATTTCTTTCGTTTCTGAAGATGAATATGGAGTGTCTTATACAGCACGCACATTCCATTCCGTTGAAGAACTACACGATGAAATCAGAGCTTTAGAAGAACTGCTTGATGAAAGCTCAGTCGGCAGGGGCTATGTCATCCAGGTAGCTCTAGACCAGCTCAAACAACTTGCCCACGAAATCGAAGACGAGCCCCTTCCCACTTGCGACCAATGATCACTACCATCCGTACCTACCAAGACAACGGCCCGTATTTCTCCTGCACAAGAGGCAGCTACCAAGCTGCCTCGCTCCAGCAGCTCATCTTCCACGTGAGACAGGCGATGGAGGACCGTGAGCACGTCATTGGCATTTACGGCCCCGATGGGGCCTGCAAGGGCATCTGGCAGCTCGATATTGAAGGGCACGTGGACAGTGCTGGCGATACCATCGTGGATCACGAGGCCTATGAACTGCTCAGGCCCAGCACCAAGAGCAAATGGGCCTGGGAGTTCCTGCAGAGGCAATTGGCTTAATTATTTCATTGGAGACGATTAATCATGATTCTCATTGATTTCTTTGATGAAGCCTCTTGCAAAGGCACTGAACTCATTGAAGGCTGGTATTTCTACGATGATTCTGATGATTCAGTGGTAGGAGGGCCTTTTTCCAATGAAGAAGCCGCCATAAAGGCGGCGTTTGATGGGCACGGCTGGTGATGTATCTGGGGTCCGGCTGGAAGCGTATAGGGTCCGGCTAGCTCCGTATCTAGGGTCCGGCTAGGGGCGTATCATGGTTTCTTCACATTGTTTCATAACGCTACCGTTTTATGCTTTTATGCGCATAACCGCATAGTAGTGCGTCTGTACTATAGTACACCTGTATTTGTGCCAATCTTCGGATCGTCCCTGATTATGATACGTACCAGTATCGGCAGCCGCCTGCGATCCGCAGCCGTATCGGCAAGCGGTCCTGATCTGCGTTCGTAGCAGCTCACGCCAGTGATCACGATCGTGATCAGCCAGCCACTGCCGTTCTGCGTTGGTAGCGGCCTGCGCCAGTGATCAGCATTTTGATCAGCCAGCCCTACCGTTCCGCGTTCGTGCGGCCTGCGCAGCGTGATCAGCAGCGCAGGCCCTGGCCCC